AAGTAATGGCGGCAGACTCAGGAATCCCAATTTTCCCAGCCTCTTCTTTATTAACTTCTCTTGCTCTTTCACGCATTGTCATTAAGAATGACTCAAGCATTACTAGATCTTCTTTGCCAGACATAAATTTGTGCCCGAACTGTCCAGTTAACGATACGCCAAGCAATCTTTCTTCTTCTGTATTGTCTTTCCAGATTTTACGAAGATATTTAAAGTCTGTTAGCGTTGATTGCCAAGTACCAAGAATCGTAGCAAGCTCAACCTTACGCTCAATATCTTTCTTTGTGTCATTTTCACGTAATACGACTTCTGAAAGGTTACAAAACTGATAAGGACGTAAAATAATTTCTGAACACGGGTTAGTTCCGTAGTGAATATCTGGATCTCTTTTTCCAAACTTGGCTGCTTGGGCTTGAGCTGCGGCCACATTGTATATGCCTCTTTCTCCTGATTTTGAATCATATAAAGATTTCCATTCTGCAATAAATTGCTCCATCTCTGGCTTGCGTGAATATGCAACAGAGTTATTTGATAATGCACGTTGTGGACTTTGCTCCCACCAGTTTCCCGACTTGGCCTGCGCCATTTCAATATCGTTGATGTTAGAAAGGGAAATCATTGCTGAGCGTCTTACACCACCGACAACTACAACTTCACCAATTTTACACATTATGTCGTGACATTCAATTGGCTTAAGATTTCTTCCTGCCGCATTTTTAAATTTTGCAATTGTAAAATCAAAAAGATTTATAAGTGGTTGTGGTCCAGAAGATCTTCCGCCCATTGTCTTAAGTCTTGCTCCAGCGGGTCTAACTTTAGAAACATCAATCGCTGGGATATGTCCAGTCCATAGTAACGCAAGTAATTCACGGTAAGCTTTAGCCCAACCTTGTTTTGAATCTTCGACAACAATTACAGTATCTGATTTTTCAAGTTTTTCTGGTATTGCGGGAAGCTTATTGATGTACTTGTATTCAACTGAGAATCCGACACCAGTTCCACACATAAGTACATACATTGTTTCATCAAATGAACGAGGGGAATCAACTGGAAGAAAAGCACAGTTATATCCAGCAACATTATCTCTTTCTAAAGCAGCACCTGAAGTCATTACTGATCTCATAGATGGCATTACATTTCTTTCGAAAACAAACTCTTTTAATTCCGCAACAAGCTTTTCATTTGGAATATAATTATGGTTTGTCTTTAAATGATTAGTCATAAATGTAAAATATCTATCTACTGTTTCTCCCCAAGTTTCTCTACGACCTTCTGCCTCTACCCATTTTGCATATCTAGATAAAGCAATAAAGTTTTCATAAGGATTTTCAATAGTTTTTGACATTTGTTATACGACCTTCTCTCCGCCTTGCGGTATAATTTTTGATGAAGTCCTAGTGTATCAAACTTTTATTTAATGGTCTAGGGGTTAAAAATATTTTTAAAAATATCATTATGTGAGATAGTGTTTTGGTCAACTAACTTGACAGATCTTTGTATTTAATGATACTCTTAGAGTTCGTTATCTCTATAGGAGGAAATGCCAATGGAGAATATAAAGCAACAGTTTAGCGATTTGGTTCGTGACTGGACAATAATAGCAGTAACAATGTTATTTCTGTTTGGTAACTCAGCAAACGCTTTACCTGTAGTAGCACCTTTAGTGAAAACTGAAGCCCAATTAAAGCAAGAAGTTTTAGATAGCTTTAGTAAAGAAATTTACAAGCCATCTGAGATGCTTACAGACGAAAAGTTGAAAGTATTACTTGAGACTGTAGGATTCGAAGGAGAAGGCCTTAAGAAAGCTTGGTCCATAGCAAAGCGTGAATCTAATGGAAGACCGCTTGCATATAACGGGGACAGAAATACAGGAGATAGTTCTTACGGATTATTTCAAATAAATATGATCGGAGATCTTGGTCCTACAAGACTTGAGAAATTTGATCTACAGAGTAACAAAGAGTTATTCGACCCAGTAACAAACGCAGAGATAACGTACTATATGACCAATGGCGGTATTGATTGGTCAGCTTGGAAGGGGATGACCCCAAGAGCTAAGGAATTTTATTTAAAATTTCCGACAAAGTAAAGGAGATGGGATGAGGATACAATACGTATCAACCTACATCTCCATGTCAGAAGAAGGATTGGTTGAAAAGCTTTTATGCCCAGTAGACCAATCCATTCTTTTTTGTAATCAGACTATTTCAGATGAGGTATACTTATATTGCCTATCTTGTGAGTATAAAAAAGCATTAGGGCTAGCAACTTATCAGAATATAGTTGCTCAGGTGGATAAAAATGTGTAAAGAAGAATGTATTTGTAAATTAGAAACTGAGTCTGCTCCAATTCAAGTGACAGACGCAATGGGTAGAGAAATTTGGTGGGAAGATGCAGGAAGACCTGAATAATCAAACTTCAAATGATTTAGAAGATAATTTGCCAATGGTAAATTACATCATGCTTCATAGAATATATGACATGCTTAGCCTAATAGCAAAAGGATCTGTGGGTCAAGAAGAAGTTAGCAGGATGATTGCTTATCACGAGCAAGGATATTTATTGGGGCCTGCCCCAGCTTTTACTCCAGGAGAAGAAAATGAGCTTTAGTCAAAAAAATATTACTGTACGTTTAATGACAAACGTATTTCAAGAAAAAAATGCCTATTTAGCAGCACAAAGCGGATTGTCAGAAATTGAAGTGGCAGCGCAAATGAAGGAAATGAACGGAACGATATTTTGGATGCTAGAGTCGGTATATGATGCACTAGTTGAAGAAAATTATATCAAAAACGATTGACTTATAATTTAAAGTATTTTATACTTTAAATCTGGTAGAGTATAACTACTCCCAGTAGTGTCTTTAAGACACGTCACTACCCAGTCGGATCCGCCTCTGACTGGGTTTTGACTATTCCTTGTAAAATAAATTACTTGTAAACCATATCTCTGAGTCCAGAGGATTTGACTGATAGATTTCTTCTATTTGTTTTTCTGTAAATTTTTTAAAAAGCTCTTTTGATATTGGATTATAATTTCCATAAACTTTATTAGTTATTAATATATTTGTCGGTGGCAAACCAAGATCATTTATAATCTTATCTCTTAATTTTATCTGTTGGTCTTCTTTTAAAAGTGTTGTGTCTTTTACAAATAGATTTACTCTTTTAATATTTGAAAAAACTTCTTCTTTATTTAAAGGGTAATCTGCAAAATGTTTATTATATAAGAATGAATTAATTCTTGGGATATCATCTTTTTCCCAGCCTTTATGAACTGCTTCTACATAAATTGAATCGTCTGGGTTGTAATATACTAAATTTTTTGATTGAAAATCAGTATAAACATTTCTGTGCTTATCTATCCATTTGTAAAAATTTTCTACAGTTATATCTTCTTCTTTATATGGAGATAAACCATATGATATCGCCCTAAGTGCCTTCCATGCATAATTGCTTACTAGTCTTTCTGCTGGGTCTCTAAAAGATGTAAATATATAAGAGTCGTCTTGTACATATGGCTTGTACCAGCACCAGTGGAATGTATTTGTACGTGCAAAAGTTCCTTCTCCGCCCTCACCTCTAGTGTCTGTTGCTATTCCGTTTTGATTTAAATATGGCTCCATTGGTTTTAGTATATTTTCTCTAAAATAGGTTCCACCAGTTTTGGGGATATGCAAATTAAAAAACCTGTTATACTTCATTTGGTACCCTTCAAAATTAGGGCCTTGGATTTAGGGCCGTGCTATAATTATAGCAATATATAAATCCAAGGGGGATTCAAATGTTTTATGACAGACCAGATTGTATAGTTTTATCTTCTCACGTAGACGAATACGGAACAAATAGCGGAATATTTTTATTTAAGAATATTCTTCCAGCAGACATAATTGCTGACATTGAGAAAGAGCTTGCAGAACACGATAAATCAGAATTTAAATACGAAGACACTTTAGTTCCTTGGTATGCAAACAAGTTGGCCCCAGTCCCAACAAGACTTCATGAGTTGTGGGAATTTATTAGCGAAATACTTGGGCCAGAATATGTTATACACCCTTCACAGAATTTACTTGCTGTCCGACCTGGCGATAACGGAATGTTTGTTCACTCCGATAGTCCTGGCAAAGGATGCGATCACATGTTATCTCAAGATGACGTATGGACAACCTGTTGCTCAATTGATTTTGGTTTAGTTGGATATCTTGGAGACTTTACTGGCGGAGCGCTTTTTTATCCGAACATAAACGCAGACGGAACTGTTATGCAAGGAGACAGAGTACCAGAAGTTTTTGAATACTACCCTCAAAAGGGAGACGTTGTTCTTCATAGTGCTTTTGAACCATATAGCCACGGAGTAAGAGAAGTTGAATCTGGAGTAAGATACGCTTTTTCAAACTTTGTACTGAAAGCCGAAGACAACCCAGAAACATTTTATAATTATGGATCCCCAGAATATATTGCTCAAATTGGCGATAAGGGTCCTGAAAGAATAAGAGAATGGATGCTTCCTTTAAAGGGCAATCCAAGATTTACCCCAGAAAAACTTAAAGAAATGAAAGATTCAGGTCTTGTTGGGGAAGAACTATCAAAAGCATTTTTACAATAAAGTAAAGTGCGGCGACGGGAGAGACAATTTTGTATACTAAAAAAGAAATTATGCCAAAAGTCATGGTATACCGTGACGCTCTTACAGAAGTAGATAATTTATTTGAAATAATAAAAAATTCTGAGTCCCTAGATGATCCAAGTTTAATTATTGAACCTTGGGGTACATGGGGAGAAAATAGCGGATGGAGCAATGGGTTTTTTTCAAAAATTAAAACCAACGCTGAGTTACACGGGAAAAAAGATGGCTCTCTTATAGAGCAACAGCAATATGTTAACCAAGTACTAATAAAACTAGTAAAAACTTTATTAGAAGACTATCTTAATATGTGGTCAACAGTTGGCACTTGGGAGCATGTAAAGTCTTTTGAAAATCTTGAGTTGTGCGAAATAGATTTATTAAAGTATAATAAAACTGATACTGATAAACAATACGCTTTGTATTATCACACTGATCTTAAAGAAGAAACATCCCAATCTCGTGGGTACAAGCAGATATTAACATTTACAATATACTTAAACGATGATTATGAGGGCGGAGAAATATCTTACATTGATGAGGCATCTCAAAAGCTTATAACCTATAAACCTAAAAAGGGAGACGTTACAGTATTCCCATCTGGTCCTCCATACTTCCATGGAGTAAGACCCATTACAGATAATAGCAAGTATTTAGCAAGAACATTTTTTTCTTGCTGGTACGAGGGATCTCCAGAGTGGCTTGAAAATGAAAAAATTTATGGTGCAGAAGAATGGGCAAAGGTCAGCTTAGAAAATGAAGCTGCGGCAAGTGCATCTAAAATATACAATAAAATTCCATTAATGACTGATGAAGAATACCCAGAAGAATCTCCTGAAGGATATCAAGTTTTTAGATATACAGAAGAAATAGGATTTGAATTTTGATGGGAAGAGACCACTTTAAACAATCTATGTTCAGCCCATACTTTAATAGCCATCATTATAAAACAGATTCACATGAAGGGCAGATAGAAAGAAAAATTGAAAAACGGTTAAAGAAGATACTTGCCAAGTTTGGACTTATAAGAGGAGAAAACGATGAATGAAGATATTGAGTACAGAAAAAAAATAAACAGAGAAGACTGTTTAAAATTTAATGAGTTTGACGAAAAATACAACGTTGAAACATCTCACCCCCTTGCAGAAGCTAAGGACAAGACCTATGGTGATTTTAAGCCTTGGTATATAGACAATAGTGATCTTTATCCAGAATCAGAAGGATATCGGAACACGGCATTAGCCTGGATTGATTTAGCTAACGAATATCTTAAGGAAGATCCAAACATTGGCAATTATACATTTGTTGATATTGGAGCGGGCAAAGGAAGAGTAATTCTACATACCCTAGCAACCAATGATATATATAAAGAATATATTGCAATAGAAATAGATACAGATTTAGGTCAAATTCTTGAAGATAATCTAAAAAATACAAACATTGCAATAAGCAAGCCAGTCAAAGTGAAAGTGAGCGACGCTAGAACAGCAGTTTTAGAAATTGAACCAACTGTATTTTTTCTATTTAGACCATTTAGCGCTACGGCATGGCATGAGTTTATGAATTTTAATCGTAACAAAATGAAAGACTGCTATTTTGTTTTAGTTAGCAATATTGACTACACATTTAGAGATTACCTAGAAGTTGAAGAAATATACTTCAATCCAGTAGTAACTATATACAAAACTATATCAGAGTAAATTTAACGGTATAGTGCGAAAAGTGCGTCGGCGGTAGAAGAACCCATTTTAAGATTTAACGTCATAGAGTGGATCTCCACTATATTCGTATATTAGATTAATTAATAATAAACACTCTGAATGGGATTCTAAGTACCATATGTCACATAACCCTGACTCGGCATTTAAACAAGTCTCTAATCGCCTCTTAAGGCCTTCTATGAACCATTCTAGCGAAGACTCTGCAATGAATCTGTCAGCTTGGTAATAATTACATTCTCTGTATCGACAATCTAGCAGATATTTCGCTAATTGGTCTCTTTTGTCCGAATTTACCATATTAAACCTATTACATATAGACCCATAAGGATCCATGCAAAAATCATGACTGAGTTATAGAGCTGGGAGTTCTTCATCTATATCTTCATTTAGGTCAAAATCAAAGATTTCTTCTTGTCCCGCCCATTTTGTAAATTTAGCAAGCAAAGACCCAGAAAGAATTGCTATCGCAATTGTGCTTATTGCTAACCATAACTTCTTCATATATATCCTAGTCAACTGCTTTTATATTGTAGGGATACTGAGATTTGAACTCAGAATCTATTGCATATAAGACAAGTGCTTTAACCAAATTAAGCTATATCCCCTAGGGACTAGCGTATTCGGTTTCCCGCCACTAATTTTTCAATGCAAATTGTGCAAAAATTTTCAAGTATGCCTTTAGCGTTAATACGCTCTACATACTTTGGGTTTTCGCAAAAGTCACATTTCATAAATCTATTGTACCATATTCTTAGTTGACTGTAATATTATATAATGTTAAAATATTTTTTAGTTGTATCACTTGATCTTAGGTCTTAGGTCTATATATTTAATATTTATTATTTATTGATTTGCTGACCCCCCGACCCCCCTATTGGAAGTATACTAAATGTAAATTCTATGTCAAGCTTTTTGATCTCCCCGCTTTTTTAGATTTCAGAAAATGTTAATATATTTTTATTATGTATGATACACACCACAGAAAAATTCGGACATTTTGGATAGACCGCACATATTGAGCGTGAGTGTGTGCTATATCACAGGGGTTTTCTAAGATTTATTTGCGACACGCCCGAGAAACACCTCTAAATGTCAGTCCCCCCTGCTACAATAATAATATAACGAAAAACAAACGAAAGGAGTCAAAATGACTCAACTTACAGAAACACTATATAGCACAATCGTGCACGATTTCCACAATGGTGGAGTAAAGTCCTCATATGGACTCAATGCCTACACACGCAAGGCTATCCTGCGTGACCTACTCTCTAGCAAGGCTTGCTATTGCATCACCTGCGTGTGTGAGGTAACTCACACCGCATAGGGCATACGCTACGGCGTGTCGCCTTGATAATGTCAGCCAACTAGGCTACAATTCCTACTATAACTACTAACGAAAGAAGAACAGACAATGACAATCACATACTCACTATGGGACGGCGCTCAACTACTAGGCGTTGATTTCAAGGCTACTAGCGCCGATGAAATGAATAAGGCAGTAGCCGAACTACAAAAGGTTTCTAAAAATGTTGTAGCACATATGCGAAAGGTAGAGCAAAACTAATGCTAACCTTTCTACTAATAATCTCCACCCTAGCGTTCATAACTATACCGCTAGGTATGTATCTAACTAATGAAGGGTCTATCTAATGTCATACATATATAACACACACACTAACACTAAGTCTAAATGGGATACTATCCAAGAAGATGTAGCCGACCAATACACATACCTAGATGAAGAGGTAGATGTAGAAGATGAAGATTTAGAAGATGTAGAACTAACAGATGAGCAAGTAGACGCACTACTAGCAGACATGGAATGGGTAGCCTAATGATTATTGAACTAGACACCTATGGATTTATGTTTGATACAGAATGGGCTTATGTATCACTATCTTGGCAATTACTAATTACTAGCGCCCTGCTAGGTATTGCTTATAAGTTTTATCTAGTAAGAAAGGCTAAGTAATGACTACTAATCGCCTACTAACTACCGCCGTCCAATTACTACTAGCGGGCGTAACTATCCCGCTACTAATTGCCGTAATCAAAGACCTAAAAAATGGGGGACTAAATGAGTAAATCACAATTAGAGAAAGATTTAGAAATCAAAGAAAGTTTTATTGATTTACTAAATGATGTTTATCCTACTGTAAAAATCGGTTACTCTACATTCACCCCC